CGTCTGCATCTACGCCGGCAACAAGGCCGGTCTCTTCGAAACCCAGCCGCCGCTGCTTGATCTCGGCTACACCAACATCGCCCACTACCAGGTGGGCAGCGACATGCGGTACTCGCTGCACCGCTCCGCCATCCCGGTCGCGATCTTCAAAGGCCGTGACACCTCGAAGAAGGACCAGGAGCTGGGAGCCAACGTCGGGATCGATGTCAGCCCCGATGGCGACGCCTTCTACCTCGAGCACTCCGGGCCCGGCCTGGCCTCGATGCGGGAGCACCTGCAGGACCTCCGGAGCGACATGGCGAGCCAGGGGCTGGCCATGCTGCAGCGGGAGAGCCGGGCGGCCGAAACCGCCCAAGCCCGCCGGATCGACAAGTCGGAGCAGGACAGCGCCCTGGCGGTGAGTGCCCGGGCCCTGGAGCCCGCCACCCTGACCCTCAATGTCGACTACGACAGCCTGGCGCTGGATACCGCCACGCTGGAGCTCTATAGCAGCATGGTCGACTCGAACAAGCTGAGCCTTGACACCCTCTGGATCATCATGGAGGAAAACGGCCTCCTCCCGGACGACTTCGATCCGGAAAAGGAGAAGGCACTGATCGCCGAGGGCGCGCTCTTGGCCGCGCCGCCGGACGTGAAGCCGGCGCCGGGGTCCGCGGTCGCCGATACGACCATCGTGGCGTGAGCAATCTCAAGGGGGTTCCCATGAAGCCGAAGGAAGCGCGGAAGCCGGATCACGTCGTGCATGTGGTGCGCCATGCCCATCACGGCAAATTCACCACCTACAGCCTGTATCGGGACAACGAGCCGTTCCTGATTCCGAACGTCGCGACCTGCGTGCTGGGGCGCCGGGAGGCCCACACCTTGGCCGGCATGTTCAACGGTAAAATCCCGTGGCCGGTGCGTCAGGCGGCGTAGTTGACCACCGCACCGCTCAGTCCTGACGCCCGATTCCTCCGGCTCCTGGTCCTGCTCCGGCGGTACGAGAACCAGCTCGACGCCGAGACCGGCGCGATCCTCGAGCGGACCACCCAGCAGCTGGTCGCACTCCTGCAGGCCCGGGAGCCGACCGCGGTCAGCGCGGGCCGAGTACTGGCCCGGCTCGACTCCCTGGCCAAGCAGGCCGACGAGATCCTGATCAAGGCCTACCAGGAGCTGAATGCCCACGCCCGGGACCAGCTGGTCGAGCTGGCGTCGGTGCAATCTCGCGCGGTCCTCCGCCTCATCAATGAGACGGTCTCGGTTCAGGGGATCGATCTCACCCTCGGCGGCCTGCCGACCAGGGCCTTGCTCCGCTCGATAGTGACCACCGACGTGATCCGCGGCGCGGTGATAGGTGACTGGTGGGCCCAGCAGCGCCGGCTGGTCCAGTCCGCCTTCCGGCGCGAGCTCCGGATCGGGATGACCCAGGGCGAGAGCCTGTCCGAGCTGCTCATCCGGATACGGGGCCGCGCGGTCGGTCGGGGCCGGTACCAGGGCGGCGTCATGGCCATCTCGACCCGGAACGCCTCGGCCCTGATCCGGACGGCCACCAATGACATCGCCAACAAGGCGGCCTTTGAGACCTACAAGGCCAATCCGGAGATCGCACAGGCCTACGAATGGCTGGCGACGCTGGATCCCCGGACCTGCCCGGAATGCGCCGGCCTGGATGGGAAAGTCTGGGAGTATGATGATCCGAAACGTCGGGTGCCGCCGGCGCACTTCAGCTGCCGGTGTACCATCCTGCCGGTGATCGACTGGAAAGCCATCGATCTCGAGGAGCCGGCCAACCACCGGCGGACCTACCCGGAATGGTTCCAGCAGCAGCCGGCGGCGGTCCAGGATCAGATCCTCGGACCCTCCCGGGCGAAGCTGGTCCGCGATGGGAAGGCCACCTTCGATGACCTGGTCCGGCGGGATGGATCGATGGTGACGTTGGAGGAGTTGGAGCGCGAGATGGTGTGATAGCTTGCGCAGGATCGGGCAGGTTCGTAAGTTCGTACCATCGCAGGAAGGTAGCGGCCGCTGAGGCCCGACTGGGGAGATTCCCCGGCCGGGCCTTTTTGCATTGTCGGATCGGCGAGTCCGATCCATCGGGGCGAGTCCCCAGGAGGCGGTATGTCCAAGTTGGCGCCCGTGGTCGAGAACCTCGAGGCGGTACCGGAAGCGCATCGGGAGTTCTACATCAAGCAGGACGACGGATCCGGGATTCTGGATACCGACGTCGAAGCCCATCCCGGCGTGACCGGCCTCAAATCGACGCTGAAGAAGTACAAGGACGGGGAGAAGGCGTTCACCGCCGCCCGGACCAAGCTCGAGACCGAGATCGCCGACCTTCGCAGCAAGATCGAGAGCAAGGAAGACAAGGGCCAGGATACGGCCCAGCTCGAGAAGGTGCTGAAGAAGAAAGAGGCCGAGATCCGGGCCGAGTTCGAGCCGATCGTCACGGAGCTGCGCGACCTCAAGGGCGGTATCGAGAAGCGCGATCGCGAATCCGTCATCCGGGCCGCGATGCGCCGCGCCAAGATCATCGCCGATCGGGAAGACGATGCCATGCTCTCGGCGGACCGCTACTTCGGCCCGCTCAAGGATGGCAAGGTCGCGGTGCTGGACGATGATGGCGATCCGAGCGGCATGACGCCGGACAAGTTCTTCGCCGAGAAGTTCCGGGAGAAGAAGCCCTACTTCTACGAGCCGTCCGGCACCGGTGGTAGCGGCACCCCAGCCCAGCAGCGGCAGGGCGGCGGCGGCGCCGGGACGGTGACCCTGACGCCCGAAGAGGCTGGCGACGGCAGCAAGTACGCCGCCGCGCTCAAGACCGTCGGCGGCGATCACAGCAAGATCCGTATCCATGGGATGGACTACGGCAAGGTGACCTAAGTCCGATCGGCTCCGCCGATCGAGTGATGTTCCCAGCAGCGGCCGCTGAGGCCCGTCCACTCTTGGTGGAGCCCTCAGCTCATGTCGAACCTTCTGACCTCCGGACTGGCGTACAACCCGTACTTCTACGCCAACGAAGCCCTCCGCATCCTCTACAAGCGCCTCGGCATGGCGTTCTACGTCAAGCGCGATCTCGCGGCCGGCAAGGGCAGCGGGACGGGTGACACCGTCCAGGTTCGTCGGGCGCAGACCTTCAGCCCGACCGCGATGCCGATCGCCGAAGCCTCCTTCGCCGACGTCAGCCCGACCTACGACAACCTGGTGATCAACCAGTGGCAGGGTCAGGGCTTCAAGCTGACCGACAAGGAAAAGACCCTCACCCCCGAGAAGTTCGTGGCCGAGCACCTGGCGCCCGTCGCCAACTCGATCGCGGACCTGATCGACCAGAACCTGGCCGGCCTCGCCCTCGAGTGCCCGTGGGAAGTGGCGGCCGACGCCACCAACCCCTACAAGGACTACCCGAACGGTCGGAAGATCCTGCTGGACAACAAGGCCCCGATCGTCAACGCCGGCGAGTACAGCTACATGCCGGACTCGGTCCTGATGGCGCGGTACGAGACCGACCCGACCTTCGTCCAGGCGCAGTCGGACGCCAACGGCGGCGAGCTGCAGCGGGCGGGCCAGCTGGGGGCCAAGTTCGGCTTCAAGATCTTCCCGAACCAGAACGCCACGACCTACACGTCCGGCACCGGTGCGCTGACTTCCCCGGTGACGACCGCCTCCAAGGGCGCGACCACGATCAACATCACCGGCTCGGCCGGGTCCGGCACCCTGAAGCGCGGAACGATCCTCACGATCACCGGCGACACCCAGAAGTACGCCGTGACCGCGGACTCGGCCGTCGCCGCTGGCGGCACCACAGCCACTCCGATCAGTCCGGCCCTGGCCGTCGCGGCCGTCGGTGCGGTCGTGGCCTTCGGTCAGACCAGTCGCACCTCGATCGGCCTGATGTTCCATCGGGAGGCCATCGCGCTGGTGATGCAGCCCCTCGAGGACGCCGGCCCGGGCATCCTGTCGGCCACGGTGGTCGAGCCCTTCACCGGCCTGTCGCTGCGGTCCCGCGTCTGGGGCAGCGGCGGCCTGGGCGCCACTATCTGGGCGCTCGACGCGCTCTGGGGCTACAAGACCCTCAACCCGAATCTGATGGTCCGCATCGCGGTCTAACCGGACCCCCAGCAGGAATCCACGCCGGGGCGGAGGCTTCGCCTCTGTCCCGGCGCCTCTCTTTTCGCATGCACGAGGAGTCTGACCATGGCCGCGATTCCGAAGCTCAACATCAACAACCTGTTCGTCAGCTCTGAGCAGACCGGTACCGGATCGGCGCAGAACGTCGCCCATGGTCTCGGAGTCGTGCCGGCGCTGGTCTTCCTGGCGCCGACCGATACCTCCCCGGCCACGGTGGGCGTTTACACCGTCACCGAAGGCACCCACGACGCCACCAACGTGGTGGTCACCGTGACCTCCGGCAAGAAGTTCAAGGTCCTGGCCGCCGCGTAGCATGGCCGTCGTCGTCCAGATCGGCCCCAGTTATCTGGGCGAATCTCCGGCGCCGCAGGCGCACTGGGTCGAGAATCCGGGCGATTGCGCGGTCTTCGTGGATGCCTCGGCGGCGAATACCTACGCCGCCGCTCGCAACGTGACCTTCAGTGTGACCCAGCCAGTCGTGAGTGGGAAGCGGAACCCCAGCAAGCGAGAGAACAATGGTTGAGAACACCAGGGACGAAGTGTCGGGCCCGATCAATCGGGAGATTCAGGTCTTCACCGCCTGGCACAGGGAGACCGGCGACGAGCTCCGCGTGGATTACCGGACCTTCGATCCTGAGATCCACAGCAAGGATGCGCCGGGCGCCAAGTCGAAGAAGGCCAAGGAGTAGCCGGTGAGCCTCGACGCCACGGTCGGTGGGTTGAGCGCCAACAGCTATATCGACGTGGCGACGGCGACCACCTACTTCGCGGGCCGTCTGAACGCGACCGCCTGGGACAGCGCCGTGCCGGCCAACCGGGAGAAGGCCCTCCGGACGGCCACCGCCCGGCTGGAACAGGAACGATGGCTCGGGGCGAAGACCAATCTGGCGCAGGCGCTGGCGTGGCCCCGTTCGGGAGTCCGGAATCCGGATGGCGCGGTGGGCTACGGCTACGGACTCGGCCCGGCCTACACCTTCTTCGATTCGGCCTCGATGCCGACGCCGCTGATCCAAGCGACCTGCGAGCTGGCCTTGAGTCTCCTAGCCGCGGGCGATCAGGATCCGATGGTGAGCGACGGCCTGGCCGGCGTGACCAGCCTCCGCCTTGGCCCGCTGACGATCACGAAGCATCCATCCCCGGATCCGAATGACCTGCCGGAGACCGTGGTGCGACTACTCTCGGGTCTGGCGGCGACGGGCGGCGGGACCTTCCGGATCGCCCGCGCGTGAGTGTCGTCGCCGAGGCGATGGCGAAGAAGGCGGTCGCGCAGACCCTGGCCGAGTTCGGGCAGCTGGGGGGATTCCGCCGAGCCACCGAATCGCAGGCCGCGGACGGCAGCACGGTCCGCAGCTGGGATGACGTGGCGACCAGTACCGCGCTCAAGATGCTGATCGAGCCGCTCAATGCCTACGCGGCGCAGCAGATCTTCGGACAGGAGACGGAGGCCCGGTTCCGGGCCTTCCTGACGCTGGACAGTGACGTCCTCATGGGGGATGGCCTCACGATGACCGCCGGGGCGCTGCAGGGCCTCACCTATCGGGTCGTCGAACGCCTACCCCATGTCCTGGGCCAGTGTCTGATCCTGGGCCTGAAACAGACGAAGCCGGGCGAGGCCTTCAGCTGATGGCGTTTCGCAAGGTACGGCCGGAGGACTTCCGGACCGAGATGGCGGCGGGCGTCCAGCGGTTGAAGCTGCTGGCCACCGAAGCCGCGCAGGGTGGTAGCCCGCCGCTCGTAGCGGCTGGTCTGGTGCTCGAGCGGGCGATGAAGCTCGAGCTGTCGCATCCCGGCACGGGGCGGGTCTACAAGCGGGGCGGCGTGCTGCACCAGGCGAGCGCGCCGGGCGAGCCGCCGGCGGTGGACACCGGCGCGCTGCGCAACTCGATCGGTCATGAAGCCGTGGGCGATGTGCTCCGGGTCGGCTCCGGGCTCGACTACTCGGCCTACCTCGAGTTCGGCACGCCGAAGATGGAGCCGCGGCCCTTCGCTCGGCCGGCCCTGGCCGATGTCCAGGACCAGATGACCCGGGCGATCGTCATCGAGCTCAAGCCACTGACCGGCGAGCAGTCGGGATCCCGGTTCTCGAGCGGCCAGATCCCGGAGGACTGAGTGGCCACTGACATTGAGCAGAAGGTGGCCGAGGCGTTCGTGGCGATCGTGCTGGCCGACAGCGCCCTCCAGACCGTGCTGGGCCGGACGGCCGGATTCCTGGTCCCGTTCGAGGATACGAACTTCGCCGAGACGCTGCCGGTGCTGGCCTATACGGTGGTCACGAACACCGAAATCGGCGGGACGGGCGATAACCGGCTGATGACCATTCAAGCGTCGGTCTTCGCCCAAGGCAACAACGCCCGGGCGATCTGCAGCGGCGTGATGGAGCGGCTGGAGTTGGGGGTCACGCAGCCGGCCTTCACGGCGAAGGGCGTCGACGCCGCGGTGCTGCGCCGCAAGCGCTACCGGGCGCCGATCCCGCCGGAAGAAACCCGCGCCGTGAGCCGGGCGGACATGGATCTGACGATCTGGGCGACGAAATAGTCCCCAGGCAGTGAACGA